CAATACTGTCTGGATGTATTAATTTGCACTTTATTTGTTCTGTATCAATAAATTCCCTTGCTCTCACTTGAAGTCCAATTTGATCCATCAAGAGTTTGTCATCCCCTTACCCGCAACAAAGCCATAGAATTTAGTTCCACCGTCAAAGGTTGTGAAGGTTACTACGTCAGTTCCAGAAGAGGTCATCAGGTTATTACTGGTGTCATCACCATCAGCCCAGTAAACTTTATTACCACCCCCACCATGCGCTCCGGCATAGAAGGTAGCCGTGCAGCTTCCAAGGTTAGTTCCTAGAATTGTTACGGAATTTGAATGGGAGGACAGGGCATTGGTGATTCCTATATTAAAGGTTCCGCCACCAGATAGGGTAAGAGTCTGGACATTGCCATCCTCAAGATCAATATTAAATGCTGCGGTCTTTGTTCCTATTGCACTGACAGTTTCTGAATAATCAGTAAAGCGTGGTCTGCTAACTACTGTATCTGCACACGCTATCCCAGCATCCACGGTTAATTGCTGGACAAATCTACCATCACCAAAGACATCTAAAGTATACGAAGGGCTAGTATCTAAAATACCCACCCTCTGCCCTTTTAATGTAATGTGGACTTGGTTGTCTACATAGAAGTCAGCGCGTGGGCTACCCGCATCACAACGGATTTTTAAGTTTGCTGAATTAGCAACATTGTTATCTATTTCAATTGCTAAATCACCAGAAGCACCCGAAATCTCTACAGTACCCGAATCTAGGGCCAACAAATTTACCCAATTTCCCGGCGAACCCTTCTTGAAGACATAAAGCCCCTCAATACCAGTACTCAAGGGGTCTGCATTTGTACCATCAAAATATCTGATATCACCCGCTCTGGGCCTATCGGGTATTGCATTAGTTCTTTCTAACCTGAAGGTGGCTTGATTGAAAAGTACGTTACCAAGACGCTTCAGTTCATCAACCGTGTATACCCCTAAAGATTCTGGATCAGATGGTACTGGGCCGGGTTCATAATGAGTTACAGATTTTTCTACCCTATCAGTATAGGTAGCCATTAGTTCATCTTGGAACCACGAACCCCTGCGTTACTAACGTCCAAGGAATAGCCGTCCAATCTCCATGTTTGATCTCCGGTGGATTCAAATTTCACACCGATATATTTTCCCGTAACTCTAACGGGAACTTTTGATTGCGTATCAGGATCAAAGGTATATGGGCCTTCCCATGCTATGTCTTCTTCAGTAGACATCTGACTGCCCACATAAACATTCACAGTGGTAGAACCTGATACCGACATCTTAGGCCAGACTGAGGTAACGCGTTTAACCATTGCTTGATTGGGCTGATTCTGTTCATCCATAGACAGTCCAGTTCTTTCGATATAGGAAGTCATGTTAGTACCGTCTGACGTATTCCCGGTATTGTTCCTGTACAATTTTGTATCGGTAGGAGATACCATAACCAGAGTTTTACCTTCCTTACTTGTGAAAGAAGATGAAGTAATGTCATTCCAGTTTAATGCTTCTGTTGTCCAAGTCGTACTAGCAGCATTCCATGAAGCAGCAGAGGTGGGGTCAGCTTGAGTACCGTATCCGATAAACCCCAGATTTGGAATATCCCGCTCTGTGAATGTCTGATTTACCCAGTTGTAAACTAATGCCTTATCGCATTGGGCATCTGAATTGCCCGAAGTTACATAACAAGCCCACATCTCTGTATTAGCATAATCCGCTACGACAAATGATTTCTCGTATTCATCACCGTTGATGTTACCAAATACATAATCCCGCATTTTATGTGGAAGTATGGATTTAATCTGTCTGCCATCATTAACATACATATCACCATTACCAAAGATGAAATGACCACCATCAAATTCCACTACGCAGTTCTTAGATAATGCGCCGACAGTTGGCGATAGTTGACGAAATGAGAAGATAAAGGGGGTTCCAACATACGTCATAGAGTAAGTGGAATCTTCTTTATAGATCATAAAGGCATCACCAAGAGGTACACCATCTACGATCTTTCCTCTGGTGTCAGCTAATTCATACTCACCAGCATCGACTGTTGCGCTAGTTTCATCCCAAGACGTAGGAACAGCCTGTGTAGCTGCCTCTGTTGACCACTTGACCAACCGTGTATATGGAACAGAAGACTTCTTTATATTCAGGGCAATCAGGAAGGATCGGAATGCTCTTACAGAATAGGCTTCTGTCGAGGCGGGCCAATTACTCAAGTCTGCCATCTTGGTAGATGTAGAAGGTATGCCCGAACTCAACGCCCAAAACTGCGGATCATCATAACCATTAGCCATAATAAGAACACCACCTAATACGGTAGATGTCCAGCCTTCTTTAGCGGTGGCACTGTAATCACCACCAGATGTTCTGGTTATGTCAGTCCATGACGATCCGTTATGAACGTATATCTTAGCCAGGCCACCTATGATCCAGTAGTTAGACGAGCCAACTTCCAGATTAATAATATGGTACGGTGCAACAGGACAGGAAGCCATAACCTCCTTATAGCCGGGGGTTTTCTGTATAGCCCCATGCTCCGCCCTTATATTATTGCCATCCGTCCAGGCATTAGGGGATAGTTGCCAAGAGTTTATATCTTTAACAATCCCCATCTGACCTACATTATCAATCGGAATTAGAGCCATGCTTGTATTTCTTCACTCCAGTCATAGTTTTTACCATCATCAGGACAAGGAATTGGCGATTCCCATTGACAAGTTTCTTCGTTTAATATCCAAGAAGTAAAAGGTTTAGGTGGAATAAAGGCATCCAGTACATCATCATATTTATAGTCGATACCAGCGTAATTTTTGCGTAATGGAGTACCGCCGCCTAAATGTTCGCCAGATACAGTATTGTAAGAGGTTTGAACCCAAGAAGGATAGTCGTGTACCCCCATTAAATAGTCGATACCTAGCTGTTCTTGTTCATTACCATCAGCATCTAAAAGGTTTTCATTATCAACAACATGAACACTTAATACTATACTATCTGATCCTAACTTCGCAAAATGTGCCATATTGTTCTCCTACTGATATTGGTATCTGATGATTACGATGCCTGAACCTCCAGCACCACCATTATTAACAGAAACACCCATGCCACCTCCACCGCCTCCAGTATTTGCTCCACCAGCACCACCACTTCCACCTCCTGATGCACCAGCACCGTTTCCACCAGCATTTTTTGCAGTACCACCACCTGTCCCAGACGTTCCAGCGGTTTCACCGCCACCAGACGCACAACCACCGCCTCCACCGCCAGTACCGCCATTTCCTGCGGTTGACGAAGTAGCTTGTGAACCTCCGCCACCACCTCCAGCCCAATAATAATTATTACCATCTATATTATTTTGAACACCAACACCGCCAGAACCACTTGTAGAGCCTGAATCTGCCGCACCAACTGCACCAGCACCTCCACCGCCAGCAGAGGTATATGGGGTTGCGCTTGTGTCTACAGAGGTTCCGCCAGCATAGCCTTCCACTGGCGAAAATCCTCCACTATTTCCAGCACCTCCAGATGAAGCCTGATATCCTCCACCTCCCCCAGAACCTCCACTATTTCCAGCCGCACTTCCTGCGCTATCGCTATAAGTACCTCCACCACCTCCGGCAGTAGATGTAATACTGCTAAACACTGAATTACTACCATTATTTCCAACACCATTACTTGTTTTTTGCGCGCCACCGCCGCCAACAGTAATAGAATATCCTTGGGCAGATACAGATAATCCAGATGCGGTTCTATAGCCTCCAGCACCACCACCTCCAGCACCGCCACCAGAGCCGCCACCAGCAACAACTAGATACTGAACTTCTCCTGCACCTACATTAGTAACAGTAAATGTACCATCACCTGTAAAAGTATGTACCTTATAATCACCGTCAGTTGTTATAGTCCCACCCGTAGCTTCAAGAAAAGATGATACTCCAGCGGTTCCCATTAATGCAGCTTTAAATGCTCCTAGTGGCATAATATTATCCTCACTTCATATCCGTTCCGGCAGCAAAGCCGTACCAGATTGTTCCAGCGTCTACCGTTGTAAA